CGATGACGAATATTGCGAATGTTCCTTTACATGAGAGCGGGAAGTTGCTTGTTAGTAGCGGGGACGAGATTGAGAACGGGGTCGTAGTTTCATTTTTATATCAGAGGATATATGGAGAATATACTAATCTTTTTCGTTGGACACCGGTCGCTATAAATTATTCGAAGACTGCGCTTTTTCATCGAAAGATTGACATTGGATTGAATGAATCGTATGGAAATCATTTGTGGAACGCTCTGAATAACCCGATTACGGAGACGAACTTGAAAGAGGGGTCGGTCCCAGAGGAGGATTTAAGTTCATTCTATTACATTGAGAACGCCAACCGGATTAAGAAGTATCCTTTCCAGATTTTCCACAATCGGATTATTAAGGACCGACTAATCAGTGGTGTTTGTCCGGCTGTTTTGGGTGGGAAAGATGAAATGGCGGGTTCGCTGTTGGATTTGGCTTGTGGAAATGGGGGAGATACGTCGAAGTGGAGGCTCGGAAAGTTGAAGACTGTTGTGGGAATTGATATTTCGAAGGATAATATTGATAGCGCAATTGAGCTGTATAAGAGGGTCCCCAAGCCAAGACCCGATACTACATATATTTGGGGTGATTGTGGGAAGCTGATTTTTCCGAGTTTCGATTGCGCGATGGACACATACGCTCGTGTTAAAATGGAGAAAACGTTTCTATCAAAGAATCAGTTTGATGTTGTTAGCTTACAGTATGCTGTCCATTATTTTTTCGAGGATGAAATTTTATTGAGGAGCCTTTTACAAAATGTAAGCGATAATTTGAAGGTGGGGGGTCATTTTATTGGGACGAGCTTGGATGGCGGGAAGGTGTATAAGATGTTGGAGAAAGATGAGATGAAGGAGGGTAAAATCGGGGATGATTTGCTGTGGAAGATTACGAAGGAGTATGATATTAAGAAGTGGGATGGGAAGAAGCCGAATATGGGTCATCGGATTGAAGTTTTCGTTAGCACAATTGGAATATCACACAAAGAATATTTGGTGAATTATGACTTTTTGAAGACGATTTGTGGGGAATACGGGTTGGAAATGGTGGAAATAAGAGGGTTCGAGGAGAGTTATTTAGAGGCTTTGGATGCGGGGACGGAGTTTGAGAATGATTTACGGGCGATGAGCGCGGTTGAGAAGGAGTTCAGTTTCTTACATAACCAGTTTAAGTTTATTAAAAAGCGGGACGCAGATGATTCAACTTATAAGAAATTGATGACAATGATTCAGAAGAAGATTAAGAAAGAGGGAAAGACTGTTAATTTAGAAAATAAAAAATTTTCGATTAAGATAAGAAAAGGATAAATTAAAATATTTGTAGATATTATAAGATGAATCGCAATAGGTTTGGTAATGAAGAAAATAGCGGTAATAATGCGAATAATGAAGCGAATAATAATAACGAAGAAGATGAACTTGTTGAAGTGAGTGAAAATGAAGAAGTTTTAACTAATAATAATGAAAAAGGTAAAAAAGAATTGAATATAAGCGCGAATGATAATAAAATAGCAGATATTATTCTTGCTATGTTTCAGATTCAGGCGACTTTGCGTGTCTCGCACTTTTTATCAGAAAAGAAATCTGACCATGAAACGCTCGATAAGTTTTTGAAGAAATTCAATAAAAAGATGGATAAATTTATTGAAGTGTGGATGGGAAAACACAAGAAGTTCGATTTGGGTAAAAATAGACAGGTCAATGTTTATCAGATAACGAAGGATGAGTTATTTGATTATTTGGACCTCGTTTTAGAGTTTTTGACTGGTGACGTGGTTGAAAGTAATGTTTATAAGTTGAGCAATTACCCACTGAAAAGTGTTATGAATAATAAGAAGAACGTTGATTTGATGAGTATTCGGGATGATATTGTTAGAAATATTAACCGGATGAAATATCGGTTGCGATTACAGTAATTTTATATTTATAAAACGCCTAAGCGTTACAACAAAGTTAAATTAGACCAAGTCTAATTTAACTAATCTTCTTCAGACTCAGAATCATCGTCAGCATCATCATCGACAGCATCAGAATCATCGTCAGCATCATCATCGACAGCATCAGAATCATCGTCAGCATCATCATCGACAGCATCAGAATCATCGTCAGCATCAGAATCATCGTCAGCATCATCAGCATCATCAGCATCATCAGCATCGTCAGACTCAGACTCATCAGCATCATCAGCATCAGACTCAGACTCATCATCAGACTCAGACTCATCATCATCATCAGCATCATCATCATCATCAGCATCAGACTCAGCATCATCATCAGACTCATCATCATCAGACTCAATTGAGTCTGGAAACGAAGTTGGAAGTTGAACTTCTGATAACGACGGTTGTGTGTTGAGAAACTGTTGAACTTTCAGACAAATTTCCATGAAGCACGCATCCAGATACTGAAAAAGTTCATTAGATGGATCTATTCCGAATATATCACAAATACTCATCTTTGAGGAATAGTTTTTGAAGACCTCATCTTTCAATTGTTTAAGAAACGTCGGCTGAAATTCTAATATTGAAAAGGATTCAATATTGAAGATCATCAAAAATGTGATATCGAAGAAGTTCGGAAAAGTCTTAACCAATTCCTCGTACCGCTTATTGCGGGGAACAGATTGGTTGATTAAACCGATCCTACTCAGGACTGGAACTAAACAATACGCCAAAATAATCAAATGAGGAGAAGTGTTATCGAATAGCGCCTTCGTGTTGTTATCTAAAGAATCATACAATTCTTCCGAAGAAACAACCGGAACAGCAGAAACAACTGGAACAGCAGAAACCTCAGCAGAAACCTCAGCAGAAACCTCAGCAGAAACCTCAGCAGAAACCTCAGCAGCATTCTCTTTCTCCTTTACCGCACGGCGAAACACTCTCGAGCGGTATGCATCTTTATCAACCTCTCTGTAAAAAAATGCAAAAGTGGAGATGCTGATCTTCAAGGATTTGACGAAATCTGGGTCTATGAACGATTGGACCGAACTGATATGAGCCACAATTTCGCTAATGTTATCCATCGACTTGATTGATTGCATTGACACAATCCCGAGGTCTGAGACAAGCTTCTTGAATAAATCTATGACAACCTGACCCTTGATCCTGTTAAATCGTTTGGTGAAATCATATTTTTCCAACGCAACAGATACTTTCTCGTCTTCGGCCTTGAGGCGTTGTACTGCCATTTTCATTTGTGAAGTGACCATTGCTCTGATTGGAGGAAGAGCCTTCATGAGAAAAGCATCATAACAGTTCACACTACTGCTACATGCACCAACTTTCATATCGTTGGATACATTTATGCCGTAGATTCCAAAAAATTCGCGAGATCTCGTTGAAAGAGACATAGACAAAAACGAGAACATAGTGTTCAAGAAGGTAAGTGTAGTCGGATCTTTGTCAAAGACGTCTTGGGAATACAGAATAAATACTATATTCCCGAGATGTCTCTTGAATTCAACTGAAACATCTAAGACACTTTGAGAAAGCAAACCCTCCAACATAATCTTGATCTGCATAGGAATCGTGTCTCCCAACTTCGTGCGGCTGTTCCGATTATCATAATCTTCCTTCAATTTTTGAAAGGTAGAACCAAATATAAATTTGGCGTTATGAATCCACCAGTGCATCGTGCTTTCTTGCTTGGAACCATTCTTTTTCCAGTTTTGCTGGAAGTTTGAGTTTACAATCGCGCCTGAAAAAGCCTTCAAGGCATCTCCCAAGGAAACACCGGTATTTTGAAGCGAAATTAGAAGTGCGCAAATAAAGTGGGTGGCATATGGGAAATACGCGGTGAATGTATACTTGGAAGAATTGGTGTTGAAATACTCAATCATGGAATAAAGAGCATAAACGCGGGTCATATCCATGCTGGATAAGTTCGACAGAATAAACCTAATCACGTGATGCAATGATTTGTAAAAATCACGCATGACTTCGCGCTTATCCTTTTCAGAAACACATACAAGATCGATTACCGTATAAATTTCTTCACCAAACGGAAAATTGGAATCAAGGAGACTATCCGGATCCGGAGTTGCCACAAAGATCGAAATCTCGTGGAAAATGCGATTGTTTTCTTCCATTAAGAGGCGAACCCCCTGATGAAACATCTTCATCATCGAAGAAGACACTGATGGCTTGAAGCCAGATGTCAAGATGGACATCATGAGATCTTTGAGGTTCTTCGACTCCAATGTTGAAAACAAGGTAGTCGCATTTTCGGCCACAGTACTACATATTGATTCGACTTCCGTTTTGCTAAAGCGAGCAGAAACGCAAGACTGGAACAGACTTTGTAAAAAATACTCAAAACGAATTCTCAATGGTGACTCATTATCTGGAATGACAATGCCTGTTTTCGAGTCATGTTGAGAGCTTAGTACTTGGCTAAACGGTAGCTTATCACTGCCAGTGATACTGGCGAGTGTATCGTTCAGCGGTTTCGAAATAGTATTCTCATTCAGAACCAGATTCCTGGGTTTGTCGGTAAACGTCAAGTTCCCAAAAAAGGGAGAAAGATTTCTACTAACCAGATTATTGTTCAAAATGAGCATTTTGAGCAAAAACATCGAGAGAATCTTAGTAACATTGACTAGTTCTTCCTCTTTTTGCAAGCCGTAGTTGAGATAAAAATGGAGTCCTGTCGGCATTATCTCAACCTTGAGATTATCACCAAAAACAGCCTTCAGGTTCTTGATAAGGTAATCGACAACCTTGAAGCTGATCATGTGAGACATGCCATTTGGGCTAAGAATGGAGTAAAGAATCTCAAACAGCGATTCGAAATCTCCCATGTTTTCGGAAATAACGCGAAGCTTTCGCAATATTTCATCTTGCGAGGAAGAAACGTTCTCATTGAATGAGATAAAAACTGTCTGAAGAGATTCAAAGACAACTTTCTCTCGTTGTGTTTGTTCTTCTTCGGTTAACCTCTCATTTTTCAGCAACTCAAAAAAGGAAGAATGTTTGCCTTTTGAAAGCATACGCATGAAATGTGTCTGCAGAAGATGAAAGAAATCACCGAAGCGTTCATTGATACTGTCGTTAGCTTCAGGGGGAAGTGTTTTAGTCCACTTCGAGAAGGTCTTTTCAAACTTCCCTTTGAGAACGGAGAACGCAATACAGGCCGAGGAGAGCACATGTGAACCATCAATTGCTTGAATGTTTCCACCGCAAAGCGATAATAAATCCAGTGAGCGAAGACGGTCGATCTCAGCTTTGTCCCTGAGTTGTTTCTTGTAGGCAATCGTACCATCGATGTACTCTTTCACAGCTGGAACTGATTTCGCAATCTCGGACAACATCTCCTTGGATAATATGAGGGCCAATGGAATTCCAAGAACTGATAAGCGTTTCATCGTATCGATCCAGATTTCGATAAATGCGATGAGCTTTCTATCGTCTTCATTTTGAGAACGTCTTAGATTCGTCAGCTCTAATTCAAGAATCGCCTTCAAACTGGAAACATCATTAACAGCTTGAACGGTTCGTTGAACGGCGGAAATATGATGTTGTTCCACTTTGAGAACTGGACGGTTGAGTTCATCCCATGACTGTTCAAGACTTTGGATGAAGGTTTTGAGGCCTTCATGTAAAGACGAAAGCTGTGCGATGGCTTTCTTGTACGTACCTTTGGGCATTTCGGGCTTTTGAACATATAAAATAATATTTTCGAGCGAAACTGACTGTCGCAAGAACTTAAAAATTAGATGTTTCAAGTTATCCCAGAAAGTATGAGGATCCATCTCGTCCTCAGAAGAAGAACCCTCGTCCTCAGAAGAAGAACCCTCCTCCAGAAACTTAAAATCGCGAAAATTTTTCTCGATGAAAAGCTTCAAGGCATCAATCGACGCCCCAAAATTTTTAAAAGCATCGAGAAAATTCTGGTACTCTTTTTCTGTGGCAAAAGAACGTCCAAATTCCTCAAGGGCCCCCTTGTTTGATTGAAGGAGCGCTTTGAAAAATTCGGGCATACTCTTTGTGATGAGCTTAAAAAGTAAAACCATCTGGGTGCCCTTGAATTCCACAAAAAGAACTTTCTTGGAGTTAGGAACCGGCTGATGATTCTCAAACTTGGGAAGTTGCGGTCTGGCAGCAGCGCGACGCCTGTTTCCCTCTTCGATGGAAATGTTGGGCGTTAAAGAGTGATTGAAGACACAGCCGGTAGTATTACAAGTCTTTAGTGTTCTCACATCCTCATTTCGACAGGGTGTCAGAAGATACCCTGGCTTACCCCCACTTTTTTCATGGGGATGCGCAGATCCACTACTGGGATTTCCAGCGTTGGTGTTTGTTATGTTATGTCGTTTAGGCGGCATTTTTTTACTGCGAGATAAGCATATCCTCATAATTTTGCTTAGCTTTACCATCAATTTTTACTGACTTGGAAGGTTCGGTTTAACAAATTTATCCACCATAATTTCACCAAACTGTTTCGACGCAGTATGTTCATCAGTCTCCTTATTCCGGACCTTATCAATCATCCCAATCATTTGCTCAAACTGTAATAAGTCGAACGCTTTCCCCTGCTCCAAAACAAGCGTAAAAAGAGACGGATATCTGAAAGCGAATCCCTCATATTTTTTCTGATATTTTCCACGCAAATCCGCAAAGTTCTTGCGCTGTCTCAACTTATCGTCATTCTGGTTATCAGTTTCCGAAAGTAGCTGGTAGACTAACAATTTCACATCATTCGTTGGTAAATGCTCGTCAAATTCCTTATTCGTCATTGGGGGAAGCTGGTCCTGAAAATCAGCCAGATTTGGGGCGCTACCACCGGATTGAACAACAAAATTCTTATCCATCTTATAAAATATAAGATACGTTTTATCTTTAAGTTGTTTTTATTTCTATGAAATAATATGAAATTATGGATTATAGTTAGTATTATATTATTCGTATTTTTACTAACTCTTACATTATTATATTTCTACGGGCGCAGTTTAGAGATGGAATACGAAGAATTTGATAACCCGCTCGACGCAAAAACCGACATGATTGATAAATTATACGGGAAACTATTTGATAAAGTGTTCGATGAAAAAACCGTGATTCTTTCAGAAACGAAGCAGATTCTCGATTTTATAAAGCGCCACCCTGTTAAATCAAGTGATAAATCGTATATATTGGACGCGGGGACAGGGACAGGGAAGCACTACCAGCATATAAATTCCGGAAATACTGGCTTGTCAGTAGTTGGTTTAGAAAGGAGTCAAGCGATGGCCGATATTTTCAATGTCCGTAATCCAATCGGAAAATTGATTATGGGAGACCTCCGAAATGAGAATTTATTCGAGAGCGAGAAATTCTCGTATATTTTATGCTTGAAAGAGACACTCTATCATAATTCGATAAATGATTGGAATACTATATTGAGCAACTTCTATTTTTGGTTGAAGCCGAGCGGGTATCTTATCATTCACGTATTCGACCGGACAAAGTTGGACCCAGCACCGCTTAATATGTCATTGCTCAGAAAAGACGCCAAACAGCGCGTTCATAGTATAACTAATTTCCCGAATTTTACGCATGATGGCTGGTGGGAAACTCGTGGGAAGACAGTATGTCAGTATAATGAGATTTTTGCCCTTCATGGGGCTGATGGTAAGATAACTAAGAAGCGCCACTATAAGCACAATTTAAGTATTCCAGAAAAGGATAAGATTATGGAGAAAATCATTGAAAACTACTTTAAACTTATAGAAATAAAGAAGTTCGACGAAGATAAAATAACTGACCACGAATTATGTTTTTTTAAGAAACAAAAAAATTAATATATAATAATGTATGGGAAAACAGGGATGGTTGAGTGATTTTTATGATTATAGTGGTTATGTAATTGAAAACGGTTCCGTCAAATTTATTAGAAAAGATTTAGAAACTACTCAATATCAGGCGACCGCAAGCGCAATTCAAAATAGTTATGGTTATGAAAAGCAATCCGGTGGTTCCGTTAAGAAATATAAGCTATCGTCTCAAAATCACGCCGATGCGTTCAAACAACTTCAATCGCGAATTGAAAATGGAAAATCTTTCCATAAAAATAAATTGTATTTAGTGAGTGTTAGTGATTTAGATAGGAAGAATAAATTATATAGAGTCTATAAAAAATAAAAATATTAAATATAATATAAATGCCATCGTCAAACAGTTTTAAGGAAGAACTTAGAAAGCTGGAAGGTATGCTTAATCGTCTGAATACTAAAAAATCATCAGAGAAGGTTGGAGGAAAAGGCGCTTCCAAAGATGAATCTCGCTTTTTCAAGGTTGTTAAAGTTAATGGAAAGACCGTTGAGGACGGTGGTCGTTATGAGCTTCCCATGACTACGAAGACCGGAAAGGAGCAGAAGCGCGGTCCCATTGATAAAGCATCGACCGCTTTCACTGAACTCTGCCATAAGCAGGGTATGAAGGGAGAGTGTAAGATGACTTTCTCTATTAAGGAGACTACTCAGGGGTCCAATAAGAAGACTTATCATTATGAGGGTAAGAGGGTTAAGCTTTCTCCGGCGGTCGTTCTCAAAATTAAGGACAAGAAGACTGGTAAGACGAAGGAGGTTGTAAAGAAATACAGGAATGTAATTAAGGCGCTCGGTTCCGAATAAGTCTTTTTTAAGAGTTTTTAGAATATATTATTCTAAAAAAAGATTATCTTATAATTTATGAACAATCTCTATTTAGGAAACATTGAAAATAATAATAACAACAATACAAATAATATAACTACAACAAAGAATACAAATAATATAAATAACAATAATAATAATATAAACCCAAACAATCGCGCAAACGCTTCTAAAAAGCGGTTCTGTATTGTGGATTATCCGGTCAGGGGTCAAAATACGGGAGTATATACTGGCGCAAGCAAAATTGTAGTAGCAAACAAAATTTTCAATAAATTGGTCAAAGAATTCAATTATTATGACAATGAACTCGGGACCAAATATTTGCTTTTTTACATGATGGATTTAGACTCAAAAAAAATAGATGGTTATATTGGAACAATTATTGTGTTAGATAATCCGATTATTGTTGAGAAAAATGGGAATCACATTGAGATAACCCATCGGAATGTTGTAACGAGATATACAAAAGATATGGAAGAAATTTTTGTATGATTAAAATAATATGACCGTTATAACTCCTGTTCCAACATCCCCAGAGGCGAAAGGGACCGCCGAAGTAGAATCGACACAATCATCAACTGCGCTTCTTGCGTCTTCAACAAGTGGAATCACTTCTTTTATTGACGCTCCATCAGAAGTTGTTCCACCTTCTGTGAGTGATTGGGTAGTTCCTGGAAATGTCCGTGGGGGAATGAAAAATAAGTATATCGTTTTAGCAAATAAAAAGATATTCACAGTTAATGCGTCCGGCGCTCTTAGCGCTTTAAAAAAAGTATGCTCAACTATACGACTAAAATCCGGAAAAATTAGAGTTCAGAAAGTCAATCCAAAGCGCAAGACAATGATTCACGAATATAAGGTCCGGACCCTTAAAAATGGAAAACTGGACATAGTAAAATTATAATAATTATATTTATCTTATTGTAGATGCGCGATTTCTTCATTCATTTCCATCAATCGCCGGAAGTCGTATTCCGGTAAATTATACACCCTTCTACTAACAGCTATATAACTGTCAGTTGAACCAATCAATTCAGTTTTGTCGGAACTGACGAGCCTCCTCGTAAAATGGGCGTCCGAGAAATTTCCTGATAACTGACATATCGCATTCAAGCGCAGGAAATACTCGCAAAATGCGGACAACTTACAGACATCTCCGAACGGATTTTGAAGGTAATCTCCATCGAGCCCAGAAACGACCACTACCTTATTCTCATTTTCGACCAACTCGCGTATGACATCGAAGCTATTCCGGAAAAATTGGATTTCATCAATTACGAGAACGTCGGCTTCTTGAACGAGTTCGTAATGCGTCGTCAAGAGAGAATCCAAATTTTCCAGAGAGAGTGTCTTTTTGAGGATTTCGCGGTTATGCGACGAAATATTTCCTTCGCTGTCATAACGGGTGTCCCGACTATAATTGACTACCATTATTTTCTTATTAATCGATTGATACTGGCGCGTAATGCGAATGAGTTCAGTCGTTTTCCCAGAAAACATTGGACCCGTAATTACGTGAAGGAGGCCACATCCTTTTTCTAAATAGGCCTCTCTTGAAACGGTCCTCGTATTTCCGTCGATTGTCTTCGAGAAAATACCTTTTGAGCTGTCGCATTTTACGGAACAGAGGCCAGTGAGTTTGTAGGCGGAGTCGCATTTTGGAATCAGATTCATAACGTTAGGATAATATTCGCGGTCGCTATTTGAATCTAATCCGGCGCAAATAACGATTTTTCCGTATTTATTACAGAGGAGCTGGACGGCCGAAATTGAATCTTGGAAAAAATGAAGGTTATCAACGGCGATTACATCTGCCCGAAGAACGGATTCTTCATCTAATGATTCCGTCAAGAATTCAACGAAAAATGGGTCATACTTGTTAAGAACGTTGTCTTTTTGCGATTCATCTACTTTCGGAAGAACAACAACGACCGATTTATTCATAATAGAATAGCGGTTCATTTTTCGTTGTAATTCGTTTGTCTTTCCAGAATTTGCGGGTCCAAAAATGAGTGTGATTGTTCCTTCTTGATAACTCATAATATATTATTAGCTAAATTATTTTAAGCTTTTTTACTTTCAGTTTTTCCAAAATGGTTTAAAGAAATTGGACAACATATGGAATAATGGAATTACAGGAGGATGTCGGATTAGAAAATGAGAACCAGATGACGCAAAAGAGGCGGGGAAGGAAGCCGAAGGCGAAAGAAGTGGAGGAAGAAGAGGTTGCCCCTAAAAAGAGGGGTCGCCGTCCGAAAGACAAGAGTTTCACCGTTATAAACACATATAAAGAGGACGTTCCGGAAATAGAGGATGATAATATTATTCTCCATTTACCGGCGGAAGCGAATATTACTGTTGAAAATGACAATAAGATTGATACCAGTGGGATTCTTCAATATGACCCGAATTTGAAGGAACCTGCACCTTATGAGCCTATGAATTCAATGATTAGTGATTTCGCGATGATTTTAGATAAGAATAAGGTTGAAGAAGTTCCATCGGAGAATGAGGTCAGTCAAACTGATAGTGTTCCAAAATTGGAAACTGATGAGGTTTATGTTCGGGATATTGGTTTTGAAGAATCATCGAAGAATAATTTCAAGGTTTTGAAGAAGGCGAAGATATTGATGATTGTTGCTTCTGAGGAGACAAAGAAGGACTGGGACCTATCGACGGATTGTTGTTGCTTTAATTGCACGGAGAGATTTGAGACGGTTCCAATTGGTATTCCAGTTCGATATTATAGGAGCCGGTTTTATTGTAGGGATGTATTTTGTTCATTTAATTGCGCTGCTCGATTTATTTTTATGAGTCATGACATCAGGAGTCAATCGAAGAAATGGGAATATTATTCATTGCTTTGTTTGATGGCCTCAAAATTCAATATGGAGACGACTGGTGATGAAAAGATGAAACACAAGATTCGTTTAGCGGATGACCCGAGACTACTCAAAAAATTTGGGGGACCTTATACAATTGAGAAATATAGAGAGAATTTTTATGTGGTTGATACGAATCATACGTTGATGTATCCGCCATTAGCGTCGATGTATCCACAGACGGAAGTCGCGCAATATGTAAATATTCATCGCCAGAAGGCGCATATGTTGAATAATGATATGAAATATAATGATTATAAACAGACGATAATGGATTTGAGGTTAAGACGGGAAAAGCCGGTTATTCAAAAGAAGAATACACTTGAAGAATATATGTCGCTTACAATCAAATAAAAAAATATTATTTATGTTTATGGGAAAACGTATTTTCGAAGATGTAGATGAAAAGACATTTCAATATATAAAACGTTGTAAAAATGAAAATGGTTTAGTTGATTGTCATAAATTATTTGGGAAGATTAATATCGGAGATACAATTATTTTTAGTTGTAAAAATAATAAGATTGAGGCTCATTTAAAAAATATTAAAATTTACAAGTCTTTAATAGAAATGTTGGATACTACCCGTATCAAAACAATTGAATACAATGGAGGTAATCCATTTGAGTTTTTAGAAATTATAAATAATAAATCCAGAAAGAGATTCCGTGTTTATGATGTGGATTATTATGAAGAGAAATCAGATGAAGATAATAATAGGCCTAAAAGGAATGTTCCGAAAGAGATATCGAATATGATTGAATCGATTATTAAAAAGGATGATGATAATATTTGGGATGACGACGATGACGATTGGGAAGATTATTAGTTTCCACCATCTTTATATTCGAATAATTGTTTATCGAATTCTTGAATATCTTGTATAACTTCATTTCTTTTAATCGGTTCTCTTGTTTTGAAATTAAAAACTTTAAGTGTTCTTATTTTTGGAAAGAGTTTTTTAATATTGCTTATTTTTGTTGTATCTAAATGTTCAAATACATATCCGTTCGATATTTTTCCGAGTTCTATCAAGAAATAAATCACAATTAATACAATTATTATTATTGAATATAAAAAGTTTGAATTATAATATATCATTTTATATATTATAAAGAAAATAAAGAAAGATTATTGTTGGGCGCAAGATGAAACATGTTGTGATTCTTCAATACTTTGTTCATCATCTTCGCTTTCGCTTTCACACTTATCAAGAATATTTATATCTGCGGGGTCGAGTTGCTTGAAATCTACTGTGTTATGATTTATACAGATTTTATCGAGTAAAGCGATAAATTCTTTTTCGTATTCTTTGGGGATTTCATCTGGGAGTTCGAGCTCAAAATTTACAATAAAATCTGCGCCATTGATTCCATACCCACTTAATACATAGGATGAATGCGTGTCAATACTGAATGGATATACAAGATTTAGTTGTTTATCTCCAAAATACTTAATACTTCTTTCAACACCGAAATAATATTCTTTTAGTGAAATTGGAAATGTAATCTCTAAATTATTATTTTGGCCACGAACAAAATCATATTTCTTCTTTTTAGGAATTGAAGAAGTTGTTGATTGATAAGATGATTCATCATCGGCGTCTTCTCCTGCGTCTTCTTCATCTTCTCCTGCTTCACTTTCGCCTTCATCATCATCTTCTTCTCCTGCTTCATCATCATCTTCTCCTGCTTCTTCATCATCTTCTCCTGCTTCATCTTCTCCATCATCTTCATAATCAATTTCTCCATCTTCGCTTTCTCCATCTTCATCATCTTCATCATCTTCACTATCTTCATCTCCTTCACTTTCTTCATCATCTTCATCATCTTCATCAATATATATAAATACTAAATCGCCTGTTTTATTATTTGAATCAGTATTCCCCTGATTTTTGAATATTTGATATTCTCCAATCATAGCACCTTTTGGTATAGTTATTTCCATATCAACTGATTCTTTTTCTAAATTTCCTACTGGTTCGACCCCATCTTCTAATTTTAAATTAGTATTAAAAGACATGCGTTCAAATGAAATTTTCTTAACTGCGCCAAAATAAGAATCATCCAATGAAATTGGAACATAGACTTTTAAATCTTCTTGCTCAATTTCATCATCTTCATAATCAGACTCTTCATTTTGTTCAACTTGTTCTACCTCTTCAATTTCTTCAATTGGATTGAGTTCGTTTTCTTTACTCATTAATAAATCTAAGAAATTATTATAATTATATTTACGAATTATTCTATATATCATGACGAATTCCAATTCCGACTGGAAATCGCGGACAACCGTCCTTACTTATTTCTTGAAATCGAACCGTCAGTAATTTTCCCAAATACATCTTTTTGAAACTCTTCTTTGCGTTTTCAAATAATTCTCTCCTAAATTCTCGTGAGCCTTTTGGTCGAACCTTAAACTTTTCCTTCTTTCCTTCACTATTAACATAATAGCATTCCCAAATAATAGTCCCAGCGTCTTCTCCATTCGCCTCTTCATATCCACAAACTTCAAATTCTCCATCTTCGAACTTCTTATATTTTAATAAGTCGTTGCTCCGATAGCGCAATAGATAGGCTCCCAGCTTATTCCGCAACATACATCCCTCATAACCTTTCTCAATAAAACTCGAATGAAAATCTTCAACATCTTCTTTATTCTTACAATCATCAGTTTCCACATTCTTCAAATGAGTGAATTTCTTCTTTTTGAAAATGGAATCAATCAGTTTCTTCCGGTCTTCATAATCCATTTCCGGATTATCGGCGCAATATAAATCGTAAATATGATATTCAATCAATTTGAGTTTGGCCTCCTTTTCGGGGTCCGTCTCATCCTCCATCCGAATACATCCCGATAATTCTTCAAATGGTATCTTATCCGTATATAATTCACCATCGATATAAATTGAGCCATGTCCAAGACCATCCGCAACCTCAAAAAACTTTTTAGCCTCTTCAATTAGATGTGGTATCCTCTTAAATTCGAGCCCAGCCCGACTTTTCATAACGGGCGCCTTCTTATTTGAAGTCATACATCGTAATCCATCCAACTTTGGCTGGACAAAACAAGGAAAAATAATGCTTGACTTTTTCTTCTTAGGGTCGAATTTATTCGCCAACATTGGAAAAACTTTTATTTCGATGTGGTCCGGATCCGTAGAATAGCCTTCCTTCTCAATTTTATCATTATATTTCTTTTCGGCCTCTTGGACGGCCTGTTCGAGAACAGTAGTTTCATTAGCTTTCCCAATATTTTTACCGGTTTTAATTATGCGATGACTAACATTCATTTTCCCATCTAAATATCCATTTTCAGTAATAATAGTCGCCGTTTTATCAGGATTCATTTTTACTGAAATGAGCCACTTCTTTGTCTTATCAGTCTTTGATGTTCCATATAATGCTGGGAAACTCTTCATTATTCTAATAATCAAGAGATACTTTTATGCTAAAAAATTATAACTTCCGGAAATATTTGACCCATATTTTGTTGGCGTGGGTTTCATCATCTGTTTTTGACGAATTCTCAATTGCTTGGACAGTATTCCATGGTTTAGTTTGTCCAATATAGTGAATAATCTTAATTCTCTTAAAATCATACTCTTTTCCTTGGACTTCATCGATATAATAACCAAAATTCTTCCGATAAGCTCCAATATGGCTATCAAATACATTATAAATATGAGGTAAATGGAGCTCCGTTTTAGAAGGCCAGTCGTGATAATACTGATGTAAAAATGCTTGGTCCCCTTTACCTTTCTCTTTCTCAATATGCCCAACTTTTGATTTCATATTTTCAAAAACGAGACTATTCGGTTCAATGACTAAAAGTCCAGAGTTTAGTTGAACCCAGTCCTTTTTAATCCATCCACCCGCATTTACCGCCGACATATTCTTCTTTTCGAATAACTCATCTATGTTGTGTAATACAACCATATCAGCATCTAAATAAACAACTTTGTCATACTGGGTCATATTCCACATGTTTAGTTTGCTATAATTATAATAGCGCCGGTCTTTGGGGTCATCTAAAATAGGATTTTTAATAGGGACGATTTCTATTGTATTGATTCCATGCTTTTTAAGAGTTTCTAATGTCTCTTTTGATAAAATTGGACTGACTAAAAGACTAAAAGGATATTTAGGAGATGTGCTCATAAGAGATTTCCATAAAACGAGGGCTCCATTTAAATAACTATCAGTTGTTAAAATACTTATATAACAATATTTCATTTTATAACTTTTAGAGTAAAAATATTTTTTCAGTTTTACGTAATAATTTAGAAAATTATATATTTTCATTTTTATGGACAAATCGTCAGAAAATTCAATATCGAGCGAATCTACATTTAATGAAGATTTAGGAAATATCGATGAGCAAAATGAAATCCTATCAAAAGAGTTAGAAAAAAGTGTTCAAGATGAAAAGTTAGTTAAGGACGAAAAAAGTATTCAAAAGGAGAAACCACAACAAAAACAAAATAAACCAGTTGTAATTCAATCAGAAAATTTAATGAAAGCACGCCAGTTATTAACACTTGCGGATGAAAGAGATTATGAATTAGAGAATCCGCGCGAGAAGAAAAATTATTGTTATTTTGGAGCAGTTAAACCAATTGCGGTTGAAAAGAATCTGACTCCTTTGAAAGTGTATATCTTTGGAAACTATCAACATTTTCAGAAATCAACTACTTATTTTATGCTTCGTAAAGCCGGCGTAGAAATGAATAATAAGCTTAATGGTAAATATGATGTCGGAATATATTGGGACCCACGAATGGATATTAACAAACAAACCCCTAAACTTAAACAGAATGGTAAAAAAATTAAGTTAATCAATTTATTTTTGGTAGATACAGCTAAAGGATTCGTTGCGGAATCATTTGAACAACACTTTAAATATGGATACAAAGTGGACCCAACAACATTTCAAGGATATTGTATCAGTAAGCACAATGGAAATGGAACCAAATCATGTTTTTTCTTGAAATGCCCAATTGAAGCAAATGAAATATTTAAGGACCACTCTTACCAACAAATCATTGATTATACTGATAAAAAGGACCCAAATACTCTATATGAATTACGTATCCCAATTGTTGGTGGAATTATTCCGTGTGTTCTTTTTAAAACACGAAATCGCGGTCTTCGTTTCACATCCAAGAATCGCTCAATTCAGATTGTAAATCCACTCAAATATTTGACAGAGGATGAATGTAATAAAATTATTACTTATTGTAGGTATATTGGCTTGGAGTTAGGAGAGATTGATGTTTTGCGTTCGCATGAAGATGGTAGAATATATATTATTGATGTGAATAACACGTCTTGGTGGCCTCCTAATAAATTGGGCGATATTGATAGAAATATTGTATTGAACCTAATGTGGAACGCATTTTTAGAATCATTCCTTCCGAATCAGTTTAGCGAATATCACGTCCCTGATAATGCGATTGATGATTTCATTTATACAAAGACCCCTGAGAAAAATAATAGGAAAAAAGTTGTATATAAATACAAAGAGAATCGTTTTATTCGTAGTCAGTATAGAATCCACTATAAAGTTATGTGGAGACAGTTGTATAGAACAAGCGAGAATATCGATTTTGATGA